CCTCTGATGCACCTTTAGATACAAAATATCCTATTAAACCTCCTGCACCTAACATTTTACCTAAACCTGTTATACCCATAGATCCACCACCTTTAGTTAAACCTAGTTTTCCTAATAAACCTTTAGTTGAAGTAAACCCTGTTTCACCTAAAAAAGAAGGCATGCCTGCTGCTCTAACATTTGGTATGATACTTCCAAATAAACTTGATTTTAATCCACTTAAACCACCACCTATTCTTGCACCAATTCCACCAAGACCAGACAATGGTCCTATACCCATAAGACCTGCTCCACCTAAACCTATTAGTGCAGCTTTACCTACTGGACTTTTAACAACTTGTTTTGCAACGTCAGCAACTTTGCTAACTGCTTTTTTAGCACCTCTAACTATGCTGCCTAAAAAATATCCTTCCCTTGGTGTAAGGCTTGTTATGCCACCTGATGCACGTAGTTGTCTTCTAATGTGAGCTCTTGTTATCATATATGTCAATTGTTTTATTATATTATTTTGGCAGGGATTGCACCTGAATTTACATTAATACTCGTTTTTAACGAGTAAATCAAGACTATGATGTAACATCTCTAGGCTTAATTTCGAGCGCAGATAGGACTACATGTAGTCTATTTGCAGTAGCTGCAGTCACTTTTATTACTTCACTTTCTTGAGCAATTAAAGGTGCTGATAGTAATTCTGTAGTGGCGTTTGCCGATATTGATTTTGTCTTAAAAAGGCTAAATACGTTATCAGAAGTATCAGTTAAAGTCACAGTAATTGTATCAGCATTACCTGAATCTTCAGATACTAAGATAGATTTAATAACAGCAGTAGAAAAAGAAGGTACTGTATATAGTGTTGTTGCACTATTGCTTGTTAAATCTGCTTTTTTATTTACAAAACTATTTGCCATTATGCTAAAAAAAAGTCAAAGGCTTGTAATTCATCCTTTAAATCTTGTTGAAAAGTTGAGTTTAATTTTTGAACAATACTATCTACGTCTCTAACAAATGATTGTTGAATTGTTTGATCGTATTTTTCAATTGGTTGTGTTAGTGATTGTACAATTCTAGCCATTATCTTCTTCCATCCGGTTGCACATCTAATCTAAAAGTACCAAGTTTCCAGTGCTGAGTTCTTCCAGTATTGTCTACTTTTAAAGATATAGCTCTTGCTCTGGCACGGGTATCGATTTTAGTTGTAGTAGTTGTTGTTGTAAAAGGTCCTAAAGATGAACTTGCTTGTGCATCTGTTGGATAATTTTTTAAATTTAATGTAATTCTTGCATTTCCTGTTTGAGTTAAAAAATCAGGTATAACTCTTCTTATTTTCATCATAAATTCTCCATCTCCTTGTTGTGGAATAGGTGATTGACCAATATCAAAATCTCCTGATTCAATACTAGCTTGAATAGCAGTTGTTGCACCTGCTTTAATTTGGTTAGTTCCAGTTTCATGTTCATAGTAAGTTGTACAACCATCAGTGTTTCCAACTGTTGCATCACTCGTAGAACTTGAATCATATTCAGTACCATGAGGTTTACCAAATATAGCTGAATCTGCCCAAGTAGATCTAGCTAATGAACCTATAGTCCATATAGGTCGTTGGCCACTTGAGTCCATGTAATTATATGTAACAGATCTAGAATTAGCTGTAGCTCCACTACCTGGATAGAACCAAGTTACTTCACCAAATAAATTATTTAATCCTGCATAAATATGTTGTCTAGGCACATCTGCTAAACCATCATAAACAAAATCTTCAACTAAACATGGTAGTGATTGTAATTGTCCAGTGTATCTAAAAAAACCATTTTCTGACATCCAGTATGCAGAACCATCAACCTCAACGGCAGCGCTTTGTCCAATTAATCCACAGTTAGTTCCAACTTGTTGAAACGAAAAAGTAAACGGTGGACCAACAAATCTCATGATGAATAATGCTGTATCTGTCCAAATATAAATTGCATCTCTACCTCTTATCGCTCCAACAATTCTTGTGCCGTCTGCAAGTCTTTGTGTACCTGCAGTGTTAGTTGAAGTTGGAGTCCAATCACTTAATGATTCTTGATCTGACCATCTAATAAACATGTCGTCTTGCGTAGAAGTTGTTCCAATTGTTGTTTCTGAACCAAAAGAAATTAAGTGTCTATCTGGTGTAGAAACTAAAGTAAATTGTGATGCGGTAGGACAGCCACTTATAAGTGTTGCTCTAGTTGACGTTGCACCTGTTGCATTAGAGTTCCATTCAAAACTTGAACCGTCTGCAATAGTTGCAATAAGTTTATTACCAAAATTATCTAGCGACCATATACCAGGAGCTGTTACAATGTCACCTGTTTGTGATGCACCCCATTTTGTATAATCTGATGCATTAGTTACAGTAGCAGCATCACTGTGTGATGCAGCTGTTGTATTATCTGATCCTCTAGTCAAACCTGATAAAGTTCCTGTACCAGTTGTATTTGTCGTATAAGCAATACGCTCATCGTCTATAACAACAGTTCCTGATGCAGGAAATCCTGTAGAGTCATCTAATACAATACTAGATGAGCCTGAAGTTAAAGCACCATCTAAAGTAGAACTAACTGCACCTAATGCAGTACCTCCCCATAATCCAAGACCCCAACCAGCTGCTGATTCTTCAACTGCGGGTCCTATTGAATAATAGTGTTGAACTCTTATTCCACCTGATGTAGATGCTCCTGACCCTGATTCATTCGATCCCATTTCAACTGTAATCGTTGTTGAAGTAGGAACAGTTGCAACCATAAAAACTTTATCATCAAAATCACCAGAACTAAAATTAGAATTAGTGATAGCGGTAAAATTATCTAATTTAATAATATCGTACTGAGAAATATTATGATCAGATGCAAACGTAATTGTAACTGTTGCATCGCTTTGTGTTGTTGTAAATGCATTTGTTAATGTTGTTGTAGCTTTAATAGGAGTAATGTCATAAAATGCGCCTCCTGAATACACATATAAAATTCTATTTGTGCCTAATGCTGAATATTTAATACCATCTGAATTAACAAATTGGTGCATAGCAGTTGTTCTACCAGTTAAAGTTATATCTCCTAACTGTGCCCAACCACCTATTTTTTCAGGTGAACCATATCTAAATCTGATATTATCGCCATCAACCCATTGGCCTTCGCCTCCCGTTGCTGTGACTTGTTTGTTAATTCCAGGTTGAAATCTTAATTTTTGTAGCATAAAAAACCATTATATTATTAATATTTTAATTTGGGAACACCTAACATTGGTCTTCCATCAAATTTGTTTTTTTCAGCAAATGGGCCATTTACATGGTTATAATGTAAAAATACTTGACCACATATGTTTCCTTCAAATGGCTTTCGCCAATGCTCTAGATCGCATCCACTATATACTAGCATATCGCCAACATCAAGCAAGACTTCTGTGCCTGCTGGAGCTCCTGGTTTATGTATTTGTTTATATTCGTCTATGACTGTGTTAGCCCCTGTACCATCTATAAATATAGGCCAAGGATCACCTCCTAAATTAAGGGTAGTTGATATCTCACAACTTGGTCTATCTTTATGACGCTTTAATATATCTCCGTTTTTATATAACCTAGCGTATGAATAAGTAGGTATTAATTGTAACCCTGTTTCTTGTTGCATTTTAGGTAATACTTTCATCATTAAAGTTTCCATTGCAGGATCGGCATAAATGGAATAGGTATTTGGAACTTGTGTATCTCCCCATGTTCCAAGTAAACCTGTGTCATAGATTATATTTTTTTCATATAAAAATTTAACTGCATCACGTTTAAGTAAAAAATAGTTAAAGATAAAATTAGCTAATTCATAAGATACTGCTTTTTTAATTACTTGATATTTTTTAATATTAAATGTCATATTGCCTCCTACACTACCATACATTTTTGCAAAAAGTTAAACGATATGGATATTCTTAATTCATCCGACATATTAGGATCAACACAATGAACCAACCAAGCAGGAAACATAATTAATCTACCAGCTTTAGGTTCAAAAGACGACTCTCGCCATAATCTTACTGGATGTTGTTTTTCTTTTAATCTAGGTCTAGACATTGCAGCTGATGATCTTGGGTCATCTATTTTTAAATGTCCCGAATCTTTATTTGCTTTAACATAATATACACCAGACCATAAAGAATTAGGGTGTATATGTGCTCTATTCATACCACCCTTAGGATTTACATTTGCCCACATATTACCTAATACAGGTTCACTATCTAAATCTTCTTCAATATAAATTTTTCTTTGTGCTTCATATAAAGCGTTTGTTAATCTTTGATATTCTGGCATTTCATGCATAGTAGTTTTAGAGTGCCAACCATTAATATTAGTTCTGCTAATTCCTTTATCTTTATAATACCAATTTAATATATCTTTTTCTAATTGCTCATTAATAGATTTATCATTAATATCTAATATATAAACAGGTGTTGGAAAATATAATTCTCTCATCATTTAAATGGTGGACCTCCAAACCACATTACTAATGATTTTCTATTGCCACGTATTATTGGTGTTACTCTATGCCTTATAAAAGATGCAAAAAATATAACATGTCCTTGTTTAATTTTAGTTGTTTTACCTTCAGCCATTAATTCTAAATCACCACCTTCAAATTCTGATTCAGGAGATAATAAACAAGTCATAGATATTTTTCGCACCGGTGGTTCATGTGCACAATTAACATCATTATCTACATGCCAATCATAAAAACCACCTTCTGGATATTCTGTGTATTGTGCCATTTCTGTTATTTG